AAAGCACTGGCGTTTGGGGCATTAAGTCTATGAGCCAGTTGAATAAAGACGCAATGTCCGTCACCTTGGAGTTTAAGGTAACTCGCTGGAAAGTATACTGCTGGGCCGTATGGCAACTGATTAAGGGCAAATTCTCCAAATGAACTTCGGCCGCCTCGACCGTCAGCTAACCCTCGGCAAGCCCACAGCCGACCCCGCCAACGAGTACGGCGGCGAAGGCCAGCTACCCACCTTCACCGATGTGGGCCCGCTAGCCTGCCAGGTGGAATACAAGCCGGGTGCCGAGGCAACACTCGGGCAGCAGCTGACCGCTACCCAGCGCATCGTTTTTACCATCCGCTACTACCCCGAGGTGCGCCCCGAGTGGCAAGTGACTTTCGAGGGCCGCACCTTTCAAATTACCGACGTGGCCGAGGGCGGTCGGCGGCGCTCCACCATTCTCACCTGCTACTCCCATGGCTAAGCAATCCGGCTTTGAACTCGAAGGCTTCGCCCAGCTCGAAGAGGTGCTGGCGGGCCTGCCGGGCCGCTTTGGCGAGCAGGTGGTGAACGGCATCCTGCGCAAGGCGGGCAACATCTACGTGAAGCGCGCCAAAGAACTCAGTAGCAATGCGGATGTGACGGGTGACACTACCAAAAGCATTGGCATCATCAACGACCGCAAGGCTGGCGCTATCACCATCGGCCCCCGGCGCGGGAGTGGGTACAAGGGCTACGTGGCCCACCTGCTGGAGTACGGGACCGCCCCGCACCTAATACAAGCCAAGGCGGCCGGCGGGCTGCTGCGCTTCGGCGATACCTACGCCAAGCAGGTGCAGCACCCTGGCATTGCCGCCCAGCCGTTCCTACGCCCGGCATTTGACGAAACCAACGGGGCCATGGTGCAAAGCATCAAGGACCAGTGCGCTACCATCATCGAGTCGGGCTTTAAATCAGTCAAATTCTAGTGGAACCCGGCCTGCTCATCAACGCCCTGCTTACCCCCGCCCTCGCTGGCGTGGTAAGTGGCCGCATCTACCCGGTGCAGGCCCCGGCTAAAACGCCCTTCCCCTATGTGTGCTACCAACTCATCAGCCGCGTGCCCGATGGCTCAGCGCTGTGCGACCTCGGCGACGCGGCCCGCGTGCAAGTCAGCCTCTACGCCGTCGGCTACTCCGCCCTCTGCGACCTCGCCAAGCGGTGCCGCAAAGCCCTCCACGGCCAGGAAGTGCAGGGTGTGACCCTGGAGCTGGCCAACGAGTTCGACCACCCACCGCTGGAAGGGGCCTTGGCCCTTTTTCGCAGCCAGGATTATACCTGCGATTTACCGCCCGAAGCATAACCTCTCACCTTTTTTCTGTAATAACAATGGCTAAAACTGTAGTAAAAGGCAGTGCGCTCGGGCTCTACGTCGAAAAGACGGCCGGCTCGGGCAACTACACTCGCATCCAATGCGTGGGCAGCGTAGGGCTGACCATCACCACCGAAAGCGACGACGTGGATTGCGTCGATTCGGGCGACTGGGCCGAAAGCGAGCCCGGCCAGCACTCGTTTGAAGGCTCGGGTGACCTTACCGTGCGCCAGCTCACCGACGACAACGCGGCCACGCCCGCCCAGACCGACGCCACCGACGGCGTCTCGGCCGAGAATCTGATTGACTACCAAATCGCCAAGCGCAAGATTCTCATGCGCGTGACGCTGGGCACCGGCACCGGCGCAGCCCGCTACGGCGGCCTCATTTACCTGACCAAAAGCGACATCAAAGGGCAAACCAAGGGCAACGCCACTGGCTCGTTTGCCTTCAAGGGCACCGGCCCGCTCAGCAAGACGCTGACGCCGGCCAGCTAGCAGCCAACTACCATCTGCTCAAAAACCCACTTGGCTTCCAGGTGGGCTTTTTGGGCGAAGGACTACCCATTTCTCACCTCTTTTCTTTTTCTGTAGATGGATACCACGATTCAGCCGCCCGTCGGCACCCACCCCATTGCCGGCCGCGGCGAAGTGATGCTGACCGTTGGCGGTAGCCAGTATGCGGTACGCTTTAGCCTAGCCGTGCTGCACGATTACACCAAGGCTACCGGGCACGGCCTGAGCCAAATTGGCGTAGACTTGAATGATGACTTCCTGGGTACCATTGCCGAGCTGCTGGCCGCCGCCGTGCGCCGCTACGTGCCCGGCGCCGTGGTGCCCGCTGGCTTCGAGCTAGCAGACGCGTTGGAACTGATGGAAACGATGCCCGCTGCCGAGTCGGATAAGGTGGCTGATGCCATCTGGGCTGCTATTCGCGTGGAAGAAAACCCTTTGCTGGCGGCACTGATAGCCAAGGCTCCCAAAGCCTCAGTGCCGAGCGCGAATGGGACCAGCACCTCGACTTCGCTTTTGGTGAGCTAGAGCTAGACCCGGCCGAGTTCTGGATGCTCACGCTTTCAGAGTTCGACCGCAAAGCCCGCGGCTACCACCGGCGGCACGTCGAGCGCTGGCGCCATACCCGCCTACTCGCTGCCTCCATTTACAACGCGCAACGCGGGCCCGACGACTCCGAAGTGCTGCCCGAGCACATCATGAAGCTACCTGGCGACGAAGCAACGCCGGCCACGCCCTTGATGAGTGAGGAAGAATATGCCGCTGAGTTTGCCGCCGCCACGGCCCTAGATACTGATTTGAACTGACCTATGCCCGATATTTTAGCCTCCGTCTCCGTAGCCCTAGGGGCTGAAATATCGGGCTTCAAGGCAGCCATGGCTGAAGCTCGCCGCGAATTACGCGGGCTGGTGCAGTTCAGTGAGGGGTTGAAGGATATTGGCCAAACGCTCACCACTAGCGTCAGTCTGCCCATTGCCGCTCTCGGTACGGCCGCCGTGGCCGCCAGTGCCAAAATGGAAAGCCTGAGCAAGGGCTTGCAGGCTATTGCAGCGCAAGACGTGGGCAAGCAGGGCGCGACGGGCCTGGATGCCATGCGCCAAGCTGCCCAGCAAACCACCGAGCGCTTGGCCGTGCTGCAAGAGATTGCGAAAGCGCCCGGCATTGGTTTTGAAGAGGCCGTGCGCGGCGATATACGCCTGCGAGCCGTGGGTATCTCGGCCCAGCAGTCGGCCGTTATTCTGCGCGAGTTTGCCAACGCCATTGCCTTGACTGGTGGCGGGGCTTCGGAGCTAAACAGCGTAACGGTGCAACTGGCCCAGCTCTCAGCCAAGGGGAAGGTGCTGGCGCAGGACTTGCGCCCCATCATCGAGGCCGCCCCTAGCGTGGCCACGGCCCTACAAAAACTCTTTGGAACGGTAGACAGCGAAACCATCAGCGACCAACTGGCCAAAGCCGGACAGAGCAGCAGCGACTTTATCGCCCGCTTAACGGATGAGCTGGCTAAAGCCCCGCGGGTAACGGGTGGACTCGGCAATGCCTTCGAGAACTTCAGCCAAACGGCCACCCAAAGCTTTGCCAAGATAGGGGACGCGATTAGCCAGGCTCTTGGCCTGCCCGCCGTGCTGGAATCCCTTAGTAACGGAGTAGAACGGCTCGGTAATTTCTTCGCCAACCTTTCGCCAGGCGTGCAAAAGGCAATTGTGGTGCTCGGTGGCATAGCGGCAGCCGCTGGCCCGGTGCTGGTGGCCATCGGTAGCATCGGCGCTGCCCTGCCAGCTATCCAAGCTGGCTTTGCCGTGTTCGGCACCACGGCCGCCGCTGCCCTAGGTCCGCTCACCTTGGTGATAGGGGCCGTAGCGGGCGCTGCGCTCCTTATTTATGAAAACTGGGATAGCTTAGTTAGTTATTTTCAAGGGCCCGACGGTCAAGTATTCAGTGACCTCGGCACAGCGATTGGCGAAGCGTTTTCGGCTATCGGGGCAGCCATCGGGGCCCTGGCGCGTGGGCCAATCGGGCAGGCCGTGGCGGCGTTCGTAAGGCTGCAGCTAGCTTTCGACGGCAAGGTGCTACAGGCCGCCGTTGCCGTTGTGTCGGGCGCCCTCAGCTTCCTAGCTGGCAACGTGCGGGTAGTAACGGACTTATTTACTGGCAACTTCCAGCAAGCTCTAGCCGACGCCGCCAATACGGCGCGGAGTGTGCTGAAGCCCTTTCAAGACCTATTAGGCCTTGGTAGCCAGAGCAATACCACCTTTGGTGAGTTCTTTAAGGATATTTTACCCGCTGCCCAGCAGGCAACTCAGGGGATAGACTATTTCAGTGATGCAATTACTGGCTTAGGCAAGCAGCAAGGCTTACTGGAGGCGCTCAAGCTGAAGCTCAAAGAAGTACAGGAGCAGCGCGAGAAAGAAACCAGCGCCACTGCGGTGGCGGCTGATAATGCCCAGATAAAGAGCTTGCAGGTGCAGATTGACAAGCTAGAAGGCGTAGATAAGTCGAGCAAAAAGGCCACCGATGCAATTACTAAGTTGCGTCAGGAGCTGGCTGGCCTGAGCGCGCTCGATGGGCTTCTAGGCAATACCCCAACCCAACTAGAAATACTGGAGCGCCGGCGCGCTGCCCTAGAAAGTGGCCTCAAAAATTTAGTCAGCGCGGGCATTAGCCCAGCCTCGGCTGCTTTTAGAGGCTTTGCCGTGCAGGCCGTACAGGCAGGCCAGGCCATGGACACCTTGCTAGCCACTAGTCAACTAGAGGTGAATCCCATCGACCTAAAGCTAAAGGTTACGATTGGCGATTTCAACCCGAGCCAGTTGCAGAACTTCAGCCAAGAGCTACTTGACCGCCCGGTGCTGGTGCCGTTCAAGTTGGAGCCGCTGAAATCTGACTTTTCGGGCGACTTCCTGAAAGCTAATCAGGATATTTCTAGGGGGCTAGCTGAGGCCTCGGCTAATGCGGCGGCCTTTGGCGGTAGCTTCGACTTCGCTGGCGCCCGCGTGGAAGTCCTTAGAAATGCTCTACAAAACCTGGTGGCTAGCGGTGTGCCTGCTACTTCGGCTGGATTCAAGCAGTTAAGCCAAGATTTGGCACAGAGCACTACGCTCTACAATCTAAACACTTCGGCCACGGCCGCGCTAACATCGGGCCTAAGTCAGTTGGCTACCGGTCTATTAAATAGCCTGGGCCAGCTAGCGGTAGGCAACCTCTCGCTGGAAGCATTCGGAGCCACCCTACTAGGCCTGGTGGGCAAGTTGGCCACTCAACTAGGCGAGGCTATTGTAGCCGTAGGCATTGGTATGCTGGGCCTAAAAACAGCCTTTACCAATCCATTCGGTGCCATCGCCGCTGGCGCGGCCCTTATCGTAGTGGGCGCGGCCTTGTCAAGCATAGCCAGCAGTGCAGCCAACAGCGGCGGCGGCAGCGCTAACATCTCAACAGCCGTGCCTAGCGCTCCCCGAACCTTCACGCCAGCGGCCCAAGCCCAAGCCCCCGCACCGGTTACCATCACGCACAAGGTTATCATGCAACAGCGCGGTGCCGACCTGGTGGGTGCGCTCGACATCCAAACCACCCGCAACGGGCGCAGCTATGGTGGCGGCTAGGGTAGTTGCACGTAGGCTGGTGCCACCGATGGGTAGGCTGCTTGCGCCGCCTGCTGCATGGCCTGCCAGCAAATCATGTTGGTGCTGGCAGCCCCGCCCTTGTAAACAATGGGCGAGTCGCCAGCCATAAACGAGGCCACGGCCGCCGCTCCAGGCAGTGAGAAGGTGCCACTCACCAGCACGTCAGAGCCCTTGGCGGTTGGCTTTACAAAGAAGTTGCAACTGTAGAGCATATTGTAGCGGGGCGCCGGCCTAGGGGCAGTGCTGATAGCACCCAGCTCTTTATCGGACTTGGCCAGCGCGTAGCCCGAGCCGAGCAGGGCTTGCCCCACCTTTTTGTAAGCTACGCTGGCACTGTCCGTAGTGTGGAACAGCAACCCTGTAGCGCCCTTAAACGGCTGGGCAGCCTCGGTTGGCGCGGTCTGCGCAATAACAGGAAGGCTTGTCAACAGCACCAATCCGAGGAAGTAAGCTTTCATGCCCGCCAATATACGCCCCGTTGCCCCGCTTTGCCCCGCCCAGGTTACTAGCTCGCCCTAGGGCCTTCGGAGCTTTGGGACTAGGATGGCGAGCCGCTTACTGGATTCTCTTTACTTCGCAGCCGAGGGCATCATTGGCCAGGTCTTCTACGAAGACGGTCAGGGCACCGGTGCGGGCCGTCGCATCTCGGTGGCCTACACCAAGGGCGGCAAGCCCAGCGACCCGCCGGCCAGCCAGAACCAGCCCTTCACCGGCTCGCGCAACGGCCAGCCCGGCCAGAACCTGGTAAACCCGTTTTGCGAGGACACCAGCCTGATAACGCTGATTGCCAGCCAAAATAACCCGTTCGCTATCCTGGGGGTGGATGCTAACGCCAGCCAGTGC